TTGAAGAAGAAGTAATGTTATCTGGCTTTGATAAAGCATCTGTTAAGTCAGAAGGTAGTGCTGTTGCTTATGATAACGCGCAAGAAACTTTCACTGCAAGATATCAACATGAGACAATTGCTCTCGCTTTCTCACTAACTGAGGAAAATGTTGAAGATAACTTGTATGATAAAATTTCTACTCGTTATACGAAAGCACTAGCACGTTCTATGGCTCAAACGAAGCAAACTAAAGCTGCGAATGTATTAAACAATGCATTCCAAAGCTCTGGTTACAATGGTGGAGACGGCGAATCTTTAATCGGAAACGCTCACCCTACTATTGCAGGGAACCTCAGCAACAGACCAACTACATTGGCTGACTTGTCTGAGACTTCTCTCGAGCAAGCAATGATTGACATTGGAAATCTTAAAGATGAAAGAGGTCTTAAAATTGCTGCTAGAGGAATGAAACTAATCATTCCTGCTGACAACCAGTTCACTGCTGAGAGGATCACAAAATCCGCTCAACGTGTTGGAACAGCTGATAACGACATCAACGCGCTTAAATCTATGGGGATGATTCCTCAAGGTTATGTAGTTAATAACTACTTATCTGATGGCGACGCTTGGTTCATCAAAACTGACATTCCTAACGGAATGAAGCACATGGTCAGAGCAGCTATAAAAACTGCAATGGAAGGTGACTTTGAAACAGGCAACATGAGATACAAAGCTAGAGAAAGATACAGCTTCGGCTGGTCTGACTGGCGTGGTGTTTATGGTTCTGATGGTTCTGCGTAAGAACTATTAGGTCTAACCTAATTTAAAGGGCGGCTTCGGCCGCCCTTTTTATTTGCATTTACTAATTTAAGAGAGTATATTCAAAATACTGCACATTTCAAAAAACAGGCAACATAGACTCGTGTAGTAGACAATGTCTCGGACTATGTTGGCGGAAAAGGAGACCTATTATGGCTAAAACAACTTTTTCAGGTCCAGTACTTGAAGGAAAAGAAGGTGTAAATATTGAAACTAAAGCGTCAAATTACACTGTAGTAATAACAACTGATAGCGGTAAAACTTTCGTAAGTTCTACTGATGGAGTTGTCTTTACTTTACCATCAACTGCGATCGGTAATTCATTTAAGTTTGTTAACAATGCACCAAACGGAATGAACACTTTAACAATAAGTCCAGCTGCTGCTGACGGAATCTGTTATGCAGGTACCAAAGTAGACGATAAAGACTTAATAAACACCAAAGCTACATCTAAACAAGGTGACTATGTTGTGCTTACATCTATGGAAGATGCGGGCGCATGGCAAGTTTCTGCGGTTAGAGGCATTTGGGCTAAAGAATCGTAAGATTAATTAACAGTGGGGCTTCGGCCCCACTAATTTAGGAGGAAAATATTATGGGTGGTAGTTCTTTTACAAGTGATCAAAAGACAGCACACGTTACATCTACAGGAACAATGTATACAGGCTCTTGCCGTATAACTTCTATACAAGCAAAAGGAGTCGCAAGTTCTACTTTGATTTTGTATGATGCAGTATCAGCAACGAACCCTGTTGCTACTTTTGTATTTGGTACAGACGGTTTATCTGTTTTTGTCCCAGGTAGTGGTATTAGATGTAAAACAGGGGTACATGCTGCTTTGACTAATACAACAGGTGTTACTATTACGCTTAATTAGGAGGTAGTTTTATGGCAACGTCCAACACAACTACATTCGAAAGCACTTTTGCAATCGATGATATTATACAGGAAGCCTATGATCGTATAGGTATTCATGCTGTAGGTGGTTATCAATTAAAATCTGCAAGACGTTCATTAAATATTATGTTCCAAGAATGGGCCAATCGTGGCTTACATTATTGGGAAATGGGTAATACCAGTATTGACCTTGTTGAAGGTCAAGCGGAATATACTTTTTATAGAGGAGTTGGCGATGGTACGAGTGTAACGACTGTACCAACAAATGGTATTTATGGGGTAGATGATATATTAGAAGCTACATACAGAACAGGATATAATACTACTTCTCAAGTAGATTCTGCTTTAACTAAAATTAATAGATCAACTTATTCTGGACTTTCGAATAAATTAAATAAAGGTCAACCTAGTCAATATTTTGTACAAAGATTTATAAATAGAACTGTAATGACTCTTTATCCGACGCCAGATGCCACAGCAGCTGGTAATTATGTGGGTGCCTATTATGTTAAAAGAATTCAAGATGTAGGTAATTATACTAATATTTCTGATGCTCCTTATCGTTTTATACCTGCCATGACTAGTGGATTATCTTTTTATCTTGCTCAAAAAGAAAAGCCGGAATTAGTTCAACAAATGAAATTATTATATGAAGATGAATTAAATAGAGCTCTTGTAGAGGATGGTTCTTCTACGAGTACTTATATAACTCCACAGGCTTATTATCCAAATGTCTAATTTTTCTACCGGTAAATATGCAAAAGCTATCTCCGACAGGAGCGGCCTGCAATTTCCATATAAAGAAATGGTTAGAGAATGGAATGGTGCTTGGGTACATAAAAGTGAATATGAACCAAAACACCCACAATTGATTCCAAGAATATTTAGAGGGGATGCACAAGGACTACAACATGCAAGACCCGCAAGAGTAGAACCACCTGTAGCCCACACATTAACTGAAAATGCAATGAGTGCAGGTGCAACAGATTCAATAATTGTGAATGTTTTTGATCCAGGACATGGATATAGTACAGGGGACAGACTTAGATTTAGAAATTGTGAATCACACTTCCCTCAATATCCAGAAGTATCTCACATACAAGATCATGATATAAATTATGCAGCTGGACATATTCTAACTAGAGTTGATGATGAGAATTTTTCATTTAGTCCTAATGATATTATTGAAGAATGGTTAGAAGATAATTGTAATCCTGGAACTACAACAGTTTATGTTGATATGGATGGAGTACTTACAGAATACTACCAAAAAGTTGCTGAATGGGTAAATATAAGTTCAGGAAGACCTTTTGATGGTAATTGGTATAATATGACACCAAGTGATGAGGCCTCTGCAGTAGCTACAGCTCCAAGTGATTGGTTCGAAGATTTAGATAAAAGAGCTGAGGCGGATGCATTAGTAGATTTAGTTATTGCTAAGAACACTACTTGGGATGTTTTATCTACTGGACCAACTTATAATGCACAAAAGACAACTTGGATAACCGCTGAGTTTGGTACTCCTGGTTCTGGGGGACGTGCCCCTGCAACTGTTAATTATGCGACAAGCTATAATAAAGCCCCTTACGGTGGAGCAAACAAAATGCTGATTGATGATAGAACTACTTACATTAATCAATTTGAAGGAGCTGGAGGCAAAGGCTTTAAATATTTTGAAAGTGGTGGTATAAGAAGATTTGGAGGAGGAGCTATGTCCGTAGGACCGCTTACAATATTACCATGACCACATACGCAGAATTAGTAACACAGATTAGAGATTATACAGAAACAGATGATGCTGTTCTTACATCTACTATTGTTGATGATTTTATAGAACATGCTGAATTACGGATATTTAAAGACGTAGATTTAGATTGTTATAAAGATGTTATGAATGGTGCAACAGCGGCCGATAATAGATGGGTCCCTTTACCTGGTCAAACAGCTGCAGCCACTACACCTAAGTTAACTGATTATGCAACCATTAGATATGTCACTATTTATTTGGATTCAGGAACTAAAGATAGATATAAAATGGTTAGAGTAGATGCTGATTTTATGAATGAATATTATAATACGCCAGATACTGGATCTACTAGTATGCCAAAATATTATGCACAATGGGATGAGGGCACATTAGTACTTGCGCCTACTCCGAACGCAATATATAAATTTGAAGTAGGATTTACAAGATTACCTACAGGGTTATCAGGAAGTAATACTGAGACGTGGGTAAGTGTAAATGCTCCTAGAGTAATTTTATACGCTAGTTTATGTGAGGCTTTTAAGTTCTTGAAAGCTCCACAGGATCAACAAGTATATGAACAGTCTTATAAAGAATCTGTTACAGCACTTGCACAAGAACAAATGGGTAAAAAACGTAGAGATGAGTACAGGGATGGAGCAATTAGAATTCCAATTCCTAGTGCAAATCCATAATTAGGAGAATACTATGGCAATATCACAAGCAGTTGCAAATGTTTTTAAAATGAATTTATTGAAGGGCAATCATGATTTTGATGGTGGCGCTACATATAAAATAGCTCTGTATACTTCTTCGGCTACTATGGGAGCTACTACTACACATTATGTCACAACAAATGAAATCAGTAATACATCTGGATCAGCTTATTCTGCTGGGGGTGCTACATTAGGAAGCCCTACAGTAACAGGTGGATCAGGTGTTACGCCAGCTTATGCTGACTTTGCTGATGCATCTTGGACAAGTGCTTCATTCACAGCGAATGGTGCTTTAATTTATCGCTCAGATAATAACTTGTCTAATACTGATGCGGTATGTGTATTAGCTTTCGGCGGAGATTTCACAGCAAGTAACGGAACATTTACAATTCAATTCCCAACAGCGGGTGGTGGATCAGAGATACTTAGGTTAGGTTAGGAGGTTTAAATGGCTTTTGTCATTAACGATAGAGTCAAAGAAACATCAGCAACTACTGGTACTGGTACACTTGATTTAGCAGGAGCACTTACTGGTTTTGAAACTTTTGTTGCAGGCATTGGAACTACTAATACAACTTATTATTGTATAGTTCTTCCGGGCTCTACCGAGTTTGAAGTTGGTATAGGTACTGTAACTGACGCTTCTCCTGATACTCTTTCTAGAACTACAGTTATTTCAAGTTCAAACAGTGATAGTTTAGTTAACTTTTCAGCAGGCACCAAAGATGTATTTTGTACACAGCCTGCAGCGAAAGCTATACTTATAGGGGACAATGGAAATGTTGCCACACCTAACGTAGACGTTGCTGGAGCAATAACAGTCACTGGTAATGTCGATGGAAGAAATGTTTCTGTTGATGGAACAAAATTAGATGGTGTCGAAGCTAGTGCCGATGTAACAGATGCAGCTAATGTAGGACCAGCTTTAACAGCTTTTCCGACTGGAACAGATGCAGTAGCAACGGATTTAGTTCCTTACTACGATGTAGACGCAGGAACTTGGGAAAAATCAACCGTAACTAATTTAGCTTTAGTAGGACCTACGGGACCAACTGGACCTCCAGGACCACCAGGGCCTCCAGGACCTACGGGTTCAACAGGCGGACCAGGGCCAACTGGGCCTACGGGACCAACTGGACCTCCAGGGCCTCCAGGACCAACTGGACCTACGGGACCGACTGGGCCAACGGGACCTCCAGGACCAACTGGACCTACGGGATCATTTTCACCAGGAAACCCTATTGCCGCGGGGACAATAACGGCGACGGGCAACATCACAGCCTATTATTCCGATCCACGTTTAAAAGATTTTGAAGGAATAATTGGATCTGCTTTAGATAAGTTAAAGAAAATTAGTGGTTACTATTATAGAGAAAATAAAATAGCTAAGTCATTTGGTTTTGAAAATGAACGAAGACAAGTTGGAGTTAATGCTGACGAAATTGAATTAGTTTTACCAGAGGCTGTAACCTCTGCACCGTTTGATTCTATGTATAAGGCAGTTTGGTATGATAGAATAATACCTTTATTAATAGAAGCTATTAAAGAATTAGACACAAAACCTTGTAACTGTAAATGTAAGAAGAAAAAATAATGGCATACGCAGCTAATCCTTTTGCAACAACGGCTTTTGCAGGTCAGGGCCTTGTAGCTGTTTCATTAACCGGTTTTACTTTAACTGCTACCGCAGGTTCTCCTCATGAGATTACCGGTGATGCAAACCATGCTACTCCTTTAGGTGTAGCAATGACACTTACTTTAGGCTCAGAAACAGGGCATATAATTAAGATTCCTACTGGGGAATCTTTAACTTCTTCTATAGGTTTTGTACCCAATGATAATCTTGTTGTATCTTCTACTACAACAGAAACTGGATTCTCACTAAGTACTACTTTAGGCTCTGTATCTATACTGGCAACTATAGGAATAGATGTAACAGGGGAAGCTTTAACTTTATCTCTTGGTGACGAATCAATTATTACAACAGCAACAGCTACCCCACCTGGTGTAACAGCTACTTCAGCTCTAGGTAGCTCAACAATTTCCGGAACATCTTTAGTAATCCCAACTTCTACAATTTCTACGTTGACTTTGGGTTCTATACAGATAAATATCGATAATACAGTATACCCTGTCGGGGTATCTTTGACTCTTGAAGCTCTTCCAGTTTCTATATTTACTGGATGGAACGATATAACAACGCCTGCTGTAGGTGCGTGGACAGGTATCGATGAAGGTTCAGGCTCGACATGGACTGATATAAATGCTACAACAAGTGGAACTTGGACTACTGTCGATGATTCCGGCAATAGTGCTACCTGGACTAATGTAAGTACAGGAACCGATAATGATTGGACGGAGATTTAATAAATGGCATCAACCTATTCAACAAGATTAAAAATAGAGCTTATTGGGGATGGAGAACAATCTAATTCCTGGGGCACTACAACAAATAACACACTTTCGAGATCTATAGAAGAAGCAATCACAGGCGTTCTCTCAATAGATTTAAATAGTGAATCATCACCAAAGACTTTAACAACTGGCGATGGTCCAGTTATAGCAGCTACTAACCAAGCGCGGTCCGCGGCAATTAGATTCCATAACTTCACAGCAGCATTCGTTATTAACGTACCAGCTCTTGAAAAGATTTATTATATTATTAATGACGGTACAGGCGCAGGGACTATTACAATGGATGTTGGCGGAACGGGGTCCGCGGCTAACCAACAAATTATATCGCCTGGACAGAAAATGTTTTTGGCAACTAATGGTACTACTTGGTATCCATTAGAAACTTCATCTTCAACTTGGAGAACAATTACTGCAGCAACAGATAATGTTTATGCTGGTGAAAAAATCTTAGTTGATACATCTTCAAATGCAATTACTTTAACTCTACCTGCAACTCCACCTACTGGATCTGAAATTAGGTTTTTAGATTTAGCAGATAATTTTGATACTAATGCATTAACACTTAATCCTGGTGGTGGGAAAGTTTTTGGTGCAGCTTCCACTGGAACAGTTTCGACTGAAGGTGCAGCATTTGCATTAGTATATACAGGGGCTAGTCACGGGTGGAAACTAACGGAGAAATAACATGGCAACATATGAAACTGCTAAATATGGAGTCATACCAGTTGGTGCAACTCAAGTAGCTGATGGCTCTGTAACCAATACAGAATTTCAATACATAAATACACTATCCTCAAACGCACAAACCCAGCTTGCAGCTAAAGCAGCTACAGCTGGTGCAACTTTTACTGGCGGTGTTCGTGTTAATGATTCGTTAAATTTAAATATAGGAAGTTCTACAGATTTAGTTTTATCTCACAATGCAACTGATTCTAAAATTAATAATACAACAGGGGAATTAGTTATTGGTGGGAACACTATTAAAATTAAAAACCAAGCTGAAAGTACAACCTATCTATCTACTGATTCTACAAATGGAGTTAAGATGCCAGCTCTACCAACTTCAGATCCTGGTGTTGCTGGAGCTATTTGGCGAGATGGAACAACCGTGAAAGTGAGTGTATAATGGCAACATACGAATCAATAAAATATGCACACACAGGAGCAGGATTAACAAGCATTGCAGCTACAGCTGTTGCTGATGGATCAGTTACTGATGCTGAATATCAATATATAAATACACTATCATCAAACGCACAAACTCAGATTACTGCAAATGTTCCAAAAGCAGGTGCAACAATGACAGGTACTCTTGTGTTTCCTGATACTGAAGGAATAACTGTGGGTGCAGGAACCGATATGAAACTTTATTCTAATGGGACTAACGGACGTTGTGAAGTGGCGTCAGCTTTCACAGTTGGAAATATTGGAAGCACTGAATATTTAATAGGTGGTTCTGTAAATGCACAAGTTGATTTGTACTATGATAATAATATTAAGTTATCAACACATACAAACGGTATTTATATTGATGAAGCTTTAGGTGTTGGTACAACGCCTTCTTCTACTACTGGTGAAATTAGAGCGACTAATGAAATTACAGCATATTATTCTTCTGATGCTTCTTTGAAAGAAAATGTAAAAACAATTGAAAATGCACTTGATAAAGTAAACGCGCTCCGTGGTGTAGAGTTTGACTGGACGGATGAACACATAGCAGCTCGTGGTGGTGAAGATGGGTACTTTGTTAGGAAGCGCGATACGGGACTCGTAGCTCAAAATGTTAAAGAAGTAGTCCCTGAAGTCGTTGCAAAAAGAAACGACGGTACCCTTGGTGTGAAATATGAAAAATTAATTGGATTGCTCGTTCAAGCAATTAATGAGTTATCCGCCAAGGTGAAAAAATGACATTACAAACTTCCGGCGCAATATCATTTTCTAATATCATGACCGAGTTTAATTCTGGTGGAGGTCAATCCAATATTAAATTAGGTGATTATCATTCAAGATATCCTGATGCTCATGGAAGCCCTATCTCACTCTATATTGTAGTAGCATGGGATGGATATAGACTTACCTTTAATGGAACAGGATCTAATAGTGATGGTGCTTATAGTGTATATCCCGGAAAATTGAGGCTTCGTTTGCTACTTGATAGTACTGTAACTAGACCTGTTTATGTAGCAACTACAAAAAATAATTCTGGATCTGATTTATGCTCATCTGGTGTTGCAAATAACAGTTCAGCTTATAATGCCGCCTCAACTTATCATATAGGGAGTTATACAGTTATACAGATAGATTTAACAACAGCTGCTGGTGGTGTGGCTAACGATAACAGTAAGAAAGTTTATATAAATACAAATATACAACAAACACTTGGTTCAGGTGGTGCGAATGTTAGCAGATTTTTTGCTTCGTATGATGACTCTGGTTACGTAACACTGAACAGGCCTTTTGTTGATTTGGCTTTTAATGCTTCTCTAGCAGGAAGTGGTGAAAGTCAGAAATATGTGGCCTGGGTTCCATATGCAAACATGCTATCTGGTTACACACCTGGGATACTAAAAAATGGTCAGAATTTACAGTGGCTTTTCACCTGTGAGGCTCTTCCAAGTGTTTATTCTGGTGGTTCTTTGTTGTTTCCTTATCTAGGACAATTTTATCCAGTAACTTGGTCGGGTACAGGTTTAGCTCAAGGTTATTCCGGTGGATCTTCTGGTTATTTAGGCTGGGATACTTATGGGGGATCAGGAACTAATTATATTGGAGGATCGGGGGCACAATCAAATACTGGTACAGGTGTCGCCAACGTTTGTCGTAATGGTCCGGCTAACCCAACTAATTTCTATGGATCTTTATCCGGAGTTTCTGGGTTTACTGGTACGTGGGGAGGATCAGGAGCTAATCTTGAATATACACTAACTAATAATACTGGGAATGATTATGTTGTAACTACTTTTTATAATACTGATGGCACCTACAATCCTTTTATGTTTCAATATTATGATTCTTCAAATACTTCACAGCTAACAGTAAATACCGCTGGTTATGGACAATCCGGAGCAGTGGTACAACACTATGGACAAAGTTATTATCCGCGTTTTCGTTTTGCAAGGAAAAATAATTTGAATGTTGGTCTAGGGGACTTTGACCTAAGTTGGTATTCTGCTGATGGAGACAATAGAGCAGCTGTTGTGTCTATGATATTGGATTATATTAATACAGCTGGTGGTCCTGGTGTTAGCACCACTTACCCCGGTTCACAATTGGGATCTGGGACTGGAACATCTTGGTATTCTTATGACGCCAGTGAACCTACCACGGGAACAGTAAGAATAAGATGGGCAGCGGGAGTTGGAGGAACATTTGAAGCTGGGGCTAACCCCGGTTGGGTGGAAAATGATGTAACTCCAGGCTTCATTCCCTTCTCCTCTAATGGTACTGTAACCCCAACCTATTCAACGGGGACTTATGATTTGACAGATAATGGGGCTATTAAAATTCACAAATATAATATGTCTATGACAGATTTTTATGGATGTAGAAATTTAGGAACGGATGGTGGATAATGGATGAGATAGAAATAGTTCACTTAGTACAAGACGATGAAATGCCTACTCAGACTTTTTTTACACCACCAGTTAGATCTGCTAGAGATCAAGCTCTGGATATGCTATTAATAGAAAAGGAAATTATGGATAAGGGTTATAAAAATGTTGAGTAAAGTTAATATACAACCGGGAATAGATAAGCAGACTACTACTTATGGAGCAGAGGGTAGATGGATTGATTCTAAAAATGTACGCTTTAGAACACAACTACCAGAGAAGATTGGAGGGTGGTCTAAGTTAATTGCTACTAGAATTATAGGAGTTGTTCGTGCTATGAAAGCTTGGTATTCAACATCCGGTGTAAGATATTTAGCTATTGGTACAGACAGAAAACTCTATGTTTATTCTGAGGGTGTTTGCACTGATATTACTCCAGTTAGAGCAACTGCAACTTTAAGTGGACCTTTTACTTCTACTGGGAATACCATAGTTACTGTTGCTGATACTTCTCATGGAGCAATAGTTGGAGACTTTGTAACTTTTTCAGGGGCTGCAACTGTTGGTGGCCAAGATTTAAATAATGAATATCAAATTACAACCGTTGTTGATGCTAATAGTTACACCATCACACACAGTACAAATGTAACTGCGGCCTCTGGAGGAGGAGGGGGTAGTGTTGCGACTTCTTATCAAATCAACGTAGGATCTGCTGTAAGTAGTTATAGTTTTGGATGGGGTACGGGAGTATGGAATGCTCAATTGTGGAATAGACCTCGTACTTCTTCAGCAATATTTCTAGAAGCAACTTATTGGGTATTTGATTCGTACGGTGAAGATTTAATAGCAATGAGAAATAATAATCCCATTTACAAATGGGATTTATCTGGTGGAGTATCTTCACCTGCCGTTGTTCTTGCTAATGCTCCTACAGCTAATAGGTATGTAGTTATTTCTGCTGATCAACACATGCTTGCGTTTGGTACAGAATTAACAATAGCAACTCCTGGGTCACAAGATAACTTGTTAGTGAGGTGGTCTAACCAAGATGACATAACTAACTGGGCATTTTCTACTCTTGGGGAAACCAGCGCAGGTTATGATAAAGTCCAAGATGGTTCTAAGATTGTTGCGGCTACAAGATCTCGTGGTGGTATTTTAGTTTGGACAGATACAGCTCTCAATACTTTAACTTCAATTGGAGGTGATTATGTTTTCAGTTTACAACAAGTGGGTTCTTCTTGCGGAGCAATTTCTCCATTTTGTTATGCAGAAGTTAATGGTGTTACTTTTTGGATGTCACAAACAGCTTTCTATATGTTTGATGGTTCGGTTAAAAAATTAGAATGTTCTGTACAAGATTTTGTGTTTAGTAATGTTAGTGCTTCTGCACAAGTTCAAACGTATTGTGGCCTTAATGTAGACTTTAATGAAGTTACATGGTTTTATCCAAGTGACGGTTCTGATTACTTAGATAGAAGTGTTACATATAATTATTTAGAAAAAGTTTGGTATACTAATTCAGGTTTTTCTAGAACGGCGTGGACAGATAGAGGCGTTTTTGCAAACCCATATGCTTCATCTTACTCTACTTCAACATTAGGAAATAATGAAACTGTTTTAGGTTTGACTGCTGGTTGTTCTACTCTCTATGTACATGAAGATGGAACAAATGATGATGGCGGTGCCATGGATTCATATATAACTTCTGGAGATATCGATATTGAAGATGGAGATCAAGTTTATCATGTAAGTAGAGTTATCCCTGACTTTAAAACATTAACTGGAAATGCAGATGTCACTACTACTTTTGTTAATTATCCAGCTTCTACAAATACTAGATCTTTTTCATCTAGTATTACTTCTACTTCTAAATATTTCTCTGTAAGAGGAAGAGGTAGACAATCAAATCTTAAAATAGCTAGCAATGCTACAGGGGCTGATTGGAGATTTGGAACAATTAGATTAGATATTAAACCGGATGGAATGAGATAATGGCTAAAATTAGAGTAGTACGACTTCCATTGCCACAAGATGAATTTAAAAGAGAACAACAAGATGTCTTGATTAGAGAATTGGAAAGTATTATAGATCAATTAAACTTTTCCTTTCAAGATGATTTAAGAGACCAATCATCCGCTAGGAGCTGGTTCGGAATATAATGGCTGATCAATATTTAAATAGAAGTGTAGACTTAGTAAATACAAATGAGACAAATATATATGTTGTGCCCACTGCTTCCATATCTAGTCCCCCTCAACCACCTACAACAGCTATTATTAAATCATTAATAGTATGTAATGATTCTGGTGGGGCGGTTACAATAGATTTTAAAATATCAGATAAGAGCTTGGGTCCTGCTGATATCATGCTATATAAGACTAAGTCAATAGCTGCAAACACTACAACAGAGCTTTTGACCCAACCTCTGGTACTTGAAGATAGTGATATATTAAAAGCACAAGCTGCCAGTGGCAACGCATTGCATGTTATATGTTCTGTAATGGAGATTACATAATGACAAAAATACAAGATTCTAAGGTTATAAGTACTACAATGGTTGAAGGAGTCGAGGTGCCTGTAATACAACCAGAGGTTCATCACAGAATTTATTGCAAAAATTGTGATAATGAGGTAGATTCGGATGAACAAGCGACCGGTAATTGTTCAAATTGTGGACAACCATGGAGTGAACAAAAGGTCAAAGATATACAGGTAAAGGTCGTGCAGTTACCAATAGGATCTGGTAGCGGCGAATAAACAAGACTAACCACCTTGCGGAAAATATGGATGAGCTTTTTGACATCATCGAATTGTACAAATTTAAATACCCGCTATGGTTTGATAATAGTCTTAAAGAAATATTCACACATATTTATCCCTCAATAATTTTAGGACAATATAAAATCCACACAGACGACGATGGAGTTTATGGGTTCCGAAACTGGGCTTTCTTAAGTGAGGAAGTCGAGCAAAAATATTTGGAAACTAGGGAACTAGATATTAATGATTGGAACAGTGGCGATAGGGTATGGGTTATTGATACAATCTTTACGAGGAAACATAACGAAGCTATGATATTTTACAAAACATTCTTCACACATTTATTAGGGGTTGGTAAACCAGTTCAATGGTTAAGGTTAGCTCCTAATGGTCTAATAAGAAATCATATAAAAATCACAACTAAGGAACACATGCTGTAATGGGATCGGTCAAGAAAAAAATTAATAAGGTAATGAACAAAGTGGCTGACAAGATCATGCCAAAAGAAATTGCTAAAATTGCTCCTTATTTATCAATGGTTGCTCCTTTTATGGGAATACCTATGGGTATGTTTGGTGGTATGGCAGGTGGTCTTGGTCTTCAAGCATTGTCTGATGCAAAAACTTACGGAAAAGTAAACTACGGTAAACTTGCACTACAAGCAGCTATGCAAGGTATGGCTAAATCTGCAAAAGCAGGTAAAGCTACTACTGCAGAAAAAGCTTTTATGAGAGGAAATGTAACTCCTGGTGCAGATGTACCTGGAGCAAATGTAGGTGGCTGGGATCCTTCTGGAGAAATTGCTAGTAGATCCCCTCATTTTGCAGCATCAACTTATGGAGATCTTGCTGCACCGACAGCAGGAATGAATGCTGCACAAGGATTAGCTGCAGCAAATCCTGACGCGTTTAAAGCTTTTAAAGCATCTGAGGCTTTCACTAAACCTGGTTGGACAGATATGGCAGGATTAAAAAGTAATTTTGGAGACATGGTAACTACAGCGGGTAGAAAAATGTATAACCCACTAAACTTTAATGATGGACTTTCTGGTATAGGAGGTTCTCTTTTAGAGAAAGGAAGACTAGGACAAGCTGCTGCTTTAGGTGTTCCTCTTAGTTTATATGCGGGCATGGATGCAACTGATAAATTCAAAATGGCTGGAGGTGCTGGAACCGGTGGTGGTTCTGTAAATCAAAATGCACTAACTCAATCTAATTATGATTTAGCAAATTTATATGGGCAAAATGCTGGTTACACACAAGATGAAATTAATACAATTTTTGGACCAACAGGCGCTATGTATGGTGGTGAATACAATGAAATACAAGGTGATCCAAATGAATGGACAAGACAACAATTCCCAGGAACTAACTATCCTATTCATACAACTCAGCCCGATCCTTGGGGTTATATTAACTATGCAAAAGACGGTGGTCGTATAGGGTATGCAGACGGACCGGGCCCACAAGGAATTCAAGTTGATCCATATGCTGAGGCACCAGCTCAAGGTTCTTTTCTTGGAGATCCAGAATTTTCAAAAAGAACTCAAGAGGCAAATGCCGAAGCTCTAGAAGAACTTATAAGAATGTACCAAAATGCAGAAATGGGAGAAGGTGTTGATCTTGATCAATTATTACTAGGAAAAGCAAACGGTGGTCGTATAGGTTTAGCTGGCGGAGGAGGTCCTGAGTGGGGAAGTTATAAAGACTGGCTAGAAAGTTCAGATCTTTTAGAAAAATACCCAGAACTAGAAGGCATGACTCCTGACGAACAACAAAATTTCTTAGAAGGTATAGGCTTACTAAGAGCAAACGGTGGTCGTATACACAAAAACATCGGAGGTATTATGAATGCTCCTGCTGTCACTGCACCAGGACAACCAATGATGCCACCTCAAGGAACACAATGGGACGGACGCCAAGGTGGATTTATGCCAATGGGTGCACAACCAAAAGCTGATGATGTTCCAGCAATGTTATCAAAAGACGAATTTGTAATGACCCGCGATGCTGTTAAAGGTATGGGCGGTGGTGATCCAAATGTTGGAGCACAAAAAATGTATGATTTAATGAATAATTTGGAGGCTCAAGTATAATGGCATCAGAATTTGACACAAAATCAACCACAACCACCTTATCGTCACCTGCCGTAGAACAGATGCTGGCCAATTATGGTCCTAAGCTATCTGGTATAATGGGTGGTAATATTAATACCGCAGCCTTTGCTCCTAGTGTAGCAGGGCAAAATCAAGCACAACAACAAGCGATGAAAACAGCTCTTGGTCAACAAGGGTACACGTACGATCCAGCCACAGGCGCGGTCGGCGGAGCGGGGATCGGGGCTTTCCAACCATATTTAGATAAAGCGACAACAGCCGCAAATGCAATTCAAGGTGCCGGTGCGGGAGCATTAAGTAATGCTCAAGCAGCAATGAATCAAATGCAAGGGTTAGCAGGAGCAAGAGCGATATCGGGGGCTGCAACTCCATATCAACAAATAGCTGGAGCTGACCTTGCAGGAGCACAAGGACTAGCGGGCACCGGAGCGGGAACCGGGCCTGGTTCTATGGCTTCTTATATGGCTCCGCAACAACAAGCTTATATAGATGCCGAGTTAGCTCAATATGATCAAGGCGCAGCTCAGAGAATACAGAACTTAAAACTGGATCAAGGTCAACAAGGTGTGTATGGAAGTAGTAGAGCAGCTCAAGTTCAAGCGGCTAATGCTACACAAAATCAATTGAATAGAAATTTATTATCTGGAAGATTAAATAGAGAGGCATACATGGATGCAGCTGGTAGAAGACAACAAGATATCACAAACAGAATGAATACTTCAGCTGCAGCAGGTACACTTGGTCAAAATGCAGCTAACTATGCTAGTCAAGATATTGTTGGATTACAATCAGCGGGCACAGCTCAAGGCCAATTAGCTGGATCTCAAATGTCACCTTACCAAAATGCATTAGCTGCTCAAACTCAAATGTCTTCTCTAGTACCACAATTAGGGGCGCAACAATTTGGTGTGCTTTCTAGCTTCGGCGATCAACAACAACAATATGGTCAAGCTGGAATTGATGCACTTGCTCAGAAAAATAAACTTGCTCAGTATGCACCTTATGAACAACTTGGATTTGTTGGACAACAAATTTCAGGAATGATGGGTGGTTAT